GTACCATGAAATATAGAATCATACAAGAATCAAGTGACATCGAAATAGAGCAGTTTTATTATGCTACGTTCAATCTGGTGGCTTTATAGCAGTCAGCGCACATTCCCTCATGGGTGGCTGCAAACTCTGCCGCCTGCATGATGGAGCCATCTTTCAGCTTGACCCTCTTGATAGGCTGGTTGCACCGGGCGCAGATGCAGGGCACAGGCGGCTGTTCCTGCTTCGGGGCAGCGGATCTCGGTTTCGGCTGCTTTTGCGGTTCTGCCTCCGGCTGCGGTGCGGCATCCTCCGGCAAATCTTCTCCGGCATAAACGTACAGGCCCAGACCAAACATAGCGAGGTTCTTTACCAAGCACCGCATGATGGCCTTATTCACATCGAACATGGATGCTGCTTCTACAGTGCGCTCTTCCATGCCGATCTTTTCACGGCGGCGGGTCTGCGGGTTGTAGTCCCATTTCGGGGTAGTATAGGTATAAGGCACAGCTTTCATGGCTTTGTTGGAACTGTCCAAAACCGGAAGCCACATTTCGTGCGAAACGCCCTCAATCGTGACTGAGGTGTACACCATGAAGCCGGTGATGGGGTCATAAACATAGGGCAGACCGTTGAATTTCTTGACCTCATAGCTGGCAGCGGGATACAGCTTTTTCACCTCTGCCCAGGCATACGCCCAGCTTACATATTTCAGTTCCGTGCTGCCGGACTTTTTGACTTCCAGATGATCTTTGAAGTCGATAGCAAATAATTTTACGAATGGATTTTCCATAAGAATGCCTCCAATTCTGATAAAGAAAAAAGGGCACAACAGCGTCAACTGTTGTGCCCCATGATGTGAAAATTACGGATTGAGCAGAAAATCAATGATGTTTCGATGAATGATTCCGTTTCGGCTTAAATTCACCAAATCACCACTGATAACATACTTAGGATAGTTGTCGTGCAGCCGCTCAAGATTACCGAACTCCCGTTCTTCATCGGCGGGAGTGATCAGGTAAGCAACCTGAATATAGAGCTTTTCATCTCCACGGTAGCAGATAAAATCAATTTCGGTGTCGTCCAGCTTGCCGACCTGAACTTCATAGCCACGGCTCCGCATTTCCAGATATACGATGTTCTCATACAGCTTGTTGCTGTCAAGTTTTTCGCTTTTCTTGATAACGTTCCGCAGGCCAAGATCGACTGCATAGTACTTTTCTGTGCTGGACAGGAGCGCTTTTCCTTTGATATCATAGCGGCTTGCATTCAGAAGGATAAAGGCTTCCTTGAAATAATCAACGTAGTTCAGTACGGTAGCAGTGGTTGTCTTGATTCCTTCCGAAACCATGCGTCCACTGATATTACGGGCAGAAAACGGATTGCCGATATTGTCCAGCAGGAATGCAAGGACATTACGTAATGCGGTCTGTTCGCGAATATTGTGGCGCAGCATGATGTCACGGACAATGATAGCCTCGTAAAGATCGTCCAGATAGGTGGTGATTGAATGATCGTCAGGGAGGAAGAAACGCTGCGGAAAACCGCCGTACTTCAAATAGTCTGCGAAGAGCTTTTCATCCGAAGTATAGGTTCCGTTTTCAATGCATTGCTGTTTTGCCTCGGCCAGCGAAAAGGGGAAAACCTGAATCTGGATGTATCGTCCGGAAAGATAGGTTGCCAATTCGCCGGAAAGCAGCTTGGAATTGGAGCCGGTCAGGTAAATATCACAATCGAAATCGACACGAAGAGAATTGATTGCAATCTGCCAGCGCTCCACCTCCTGAATCTCATCCAGAAGAATATAAATTTTGCCGGTGCAGCCTTCCGCTTTTTTTGCGATGTAGTCGTAAAGCGTTTCTGCAGTACGGGTGTTGCGGAAGCGCATGGACTCAAAATTGGCCTGAATAATGTTCTGTGCGGGAATGTTGCGCCGGAGGAGCACGTCCTTGATCTGACCGAGAAGGACTGTTTTTCCACAGCGCCGGATTCCAACCAAAACTTTGATTAGATCCTGATCGATAAAAGGAATGATCTTATCCAAATAACTTTTGCGCAGAACCATCGTGCATCACCTCATATTCTTATCTTAGCATACAATTATTGTTGTGTAAACAGTATTGTGCTTTTCTATTAAACAAAAATAGTTGAAACGCGAATTTTGTGTGCCTATAGGCGTACAAAAATTATGCTGCATGGATAATGGTAAACCTGCGGCTGCTTACATTCTTGCTGTACCGATTGAAAATATCGGGCTGTTCTTTCTTCAAACGCTGGGAGTCTACCCGTTTACTTTCGGAGGATACCCAGGACACCTTGTAGCCCGGTGCTGTACCATAGGCGGCGTCCTGCATCTCCAACTTCACCTGCTGTTCAATAGAGGCTTTTTCCTGCTCCAGCTGTTCGATCTGATCAGAAAGCTCCTGCCGCTTATCCAACAGGTCGCGGATGGGATTAAGATCGGCAGTTTTGTTTCGATCATCTGCAGAGTACAGCTGATTGATCTGCTGTGTATCTCCCTCGCTTCCGGTAGGTACAGGCGGAATTTCGGGCATCACGTTGTATTTCCAGAAGTGCTCTTCCTTGGCAATGAGGTTGTTCAGAACTTCTTTGTCGGTTGTGATCTTGTGAATCACCAGTTCCTTCCCGAAAATCAGAGCAGCAATGTACCAGCAGTCAAAACCGCTGACAGCCAGATAGTGATTGACCTGAGCCATGTAATGTGCAGGGATTTTGCCATCTGCCCACTTATCCGCAGAGAACGGTGAAACCGTTTTGCATTCCAGTCCTGCTTTCTGCCCGACAATCAAACGGTCAAAGTCCGCCAGAAGCAGTGGATGTTCCTCACTTTGGTAGATGGCATTTGCACGGCGTACCTTCAGACCGGTTGCTTCGGTGAAGCGTTGTGCGACATAATCTTCCAGATCGCGTCCCTGACGCATAGCCTCATTGTCGATATTCTCAAAGGTATCACTGATTTTATCGTGGTACACCTGAAATGCCGAGCGGTAGGGATTTAGACCAAGAATAGCCCCGGCATCCGTGCCGGTAATACCGCACTTGCGGTAGCGGAGCCAATCCTCTTTGGACAGGTTCAAAGTTGAAATCAATCTTTTCATGCGCTTTGCATCCTTTCTTTCATAATAGATTCGGCAAGAATGAAGTCATATTCCACCAAGTCTTTCATGATGGTGGAAAAGTCGGCAGCTAACGAATGGCAAGAGCCAACCCACAGGTCATAAAGAAAATCCAGAATATTATTTTGCACCCTGAGATGGTTCCAGTAGCGCTCCTCCA